GCATTCTCTCACTCCCAGATCGAAGTGTCTGACGACCCGAATGCCCGCTTTCCGAAAGACATGATCGAGGCCGGCCAGATCCCGCCGAGGATCGAGACCCGGAGCTGGGGCGAAGCCTCCTACGGTCACATCGTCGCCGACTGGGCACGTCGCAACTTGAAAGGGCCCGACGGCAACCCGTTGACGTTGTTCCCGTGGCAGACCCGAGTGTTGTCCGGCCTGCTCGAACACCACCACGGCGACTTCCGCCACCGGTGGGGCCTGATCTCGACGGCCCGCCAGCAAGGCAAGACCACAGGTCTCCTCATCCCGTTGATCGGCTGGTGGCTCACCGAAGGCCGGCAGCTGCGAGGCGGCCCGCAGTCCGTCATGTCCGTCTCGCACAAGCTCGCCCAGGCCGAAGACCTCGCCCGAGGCTTGTTCCCGGTCCTCGAGGAACGGTTCGGTTTCACGACCTGGTCGACGTACGGCCGGAAAGAAGCGCAAGCGGCAGACGGCACGATCTGGCGGATCTCCGCAGCGAACGAGGGCGCCGGTCACGGCACCTCGAACGACCTGATCATCTGCGACGAGATCTGGTCGATCGACGACCGCATCATCGAAGGCGGTCTGCTGCCGACACAACGCGCACGCCCCAACCCGCTCGCGTTGTTCGTGTCAACGGCCGGCGACGACAGCTCGACGTTCTTCCAGAGGTGGCGTGAACGAGGGATCGCCGCAGCCGGTGCGCGTGAACCAGGCCGCCTCTACTTCGCTGAATGGTCGGTGCCGCCCGACGCAGCAATCGACGACAAGTCATGGTGGCCGGCTGCGAACCCTGCCCTGTCGGTCTCACCGCTCGACTGGCAGACACTCGGCGACGACGCCAACAACCTCGCACGCGACGAGTTCCAAAGGACGTGCCTAAACCGGTGGGTGGCGTCGGTCGAATCGTGGCTGCCAGTCGGCGCCTGGGACGACCTGAAACGGCCCGACATGGTCCTCGACGACGGCGGCGTCATCGCGATCGACTCCGCTGCCGACGGCGCCGACTACACCGCCGTTCGAGCAGTCCGATCCGGTAACCGCATCCAGATCGCCGCCGAGTTCAACGTCACCGACCTCGACCGGTTGTGGGATCGCGTCGCCGAGCTCGCCGAGGACCGCAGCCTCGACCTGATGATCACCCCCGGCCTGCATTCGATCGCACCACCCGAACTGCGACGCCGGTTGACCGTCTGGGGCCAAAAAGAAATCACGATGCTCACCGAGATCGTCCGCAACATGATCCTCGAACAACGCATCGAGCACCGGGGCGACCCACTCCTCGACGAACACGTCCGCCGCGCGGTTGCCGGCCGAGCAGGCTCCTCAATCACCTTGTCGTCCGTGAAATCGCCAGGGCCGATCCACCTATGTCGGTGCATGGTCGCCGCCGCCGGCCGAGCAGCACGCCCCACCTCGAACGTGCGCAAACCGTCGATCGGCAGCAGCCGCTAACCACACAGCCTGTGGAAAACTTGTGGTAGGATCCGGCAGCGTGGGTCTGTTCCGCGCCAAGCAGCAGCCGGCCTTCGGTGCGTCGCAGGCCCTCAAGGCCGCTGCCGGAGGTGCAGGACGGCCCGGCCCTCTGGTGACACTCTCCAACTCCTCGAGGTCTCAGAGGGCCATGAGCGTCCCGACCATCGCCCGTGCGGTCGGACTGATCACCTCGACCATCGGCGGTCTCCGCATCGCCCCGTACGCCGTCCAGTACACGAACGGCCTACCGAACCGGCTGTACATCGAACCGGAACGCTGGCACGAGCAACCAGATCCGAACTGCACCCGGAACTTCACCATGGCGTCCACCGCGCGCGACTTGATGTTCGAAGGCCGAGCGTTCTGGTACATCACCAGCCGCTACTCGACAGGGTTCCCGGCAGCGTTCACCTGGCTGCCAGCGAACAACGTGCAGACACCAGGCAACGCCGGCCCGGAATGGTTCGGTCCGGCCAACGAGATCATGTTCCAAGGTGTCGACGTCCCGGTCGAGAACGTCGTCCAGTTCCTGTCACCAATCCCAGGGATGCTCTGGTACGGCGACCGTGCCATCGACATCGCAGTCGCACTCGATCAGGCAGCCAAACGCTTCTCGAGTGTCGAGATCGCCGCCGGCTATTTGCAGCAGCGCGACGGCGAACCGATGTCAGGCGACGAACTCACCGAACTTGCCGCCGCCTGGGCCGAAGCACGCCAGAACCGTGCGATCGGGGCACTCAACCAGCATGTTGAATGGCACGAGTTCAAATCGAACCCCTCGACGTTGCAACTCCACGAAGGCCGGCAACACGCCGCCATGGAACTCGCCCGAGTCATGCAAGTCCCACCGTGGCTCGTCGGTCTCAGCGTCGGCGGCATGACCTACCAGAACTCGATCGAGGCACGACGAGACCTGTTCCTGTTCGGAGCGAAACCGTACGTCGACTGCATCGAAGAAACCCTGTCGACCGCCCAGGTCACACCACGCGGCCGATACGTCGAACTCGACATCAGCACCTACCTCGAGGAAGCCGACACGGACCTCGACGACACAGGAGTGAACGCATGATCCGACTGACCGCTCAAGCGGTGACGATCGACGCCGCCGAAGGCGAAGCACCATCTCGCACCATCTCCGGCATTGCCGTCCCCTACAACACCGACGCTGTCGTCTACGGCGGCCGCAAAGTGCGCATCATGGCCGGCGCCCTCCCAGTCGACGGCCCCAACCCTCGACTCCTCGCCGAACACGACACCGACCGAGTGATCGGTGTCGTCACCGAACGGATCAGCACCGACGCTGGCATGTTGTTCTCAGCGCGGATCGCTAAGACACAAGCCGGAGACGAACTGCTCGAACTGTTGCAGATGGGCGCCTACGACTCCGTGAGTGTCGGCCTGGACCCTGTCGACGTCGAACGCGACGGCAACACCCTCGTCGTCAAAGCAGCGAACTGGCAGGAACTGTCAGTCGTCTACCAGCCGGCCTTCCAGGCCGCCAAGATCACCGAGATCGCCGCCGCCGCCGAAGCGGAGGCCGACGAACCCACCACCCCCGAACCGGAGGAAACCGAAGACATGGAAGACAACCTCGAGCCGGTCGCTGCGGCGGCCGCGGAGAAGCCGACGCCACCGATCCACGCCCAGGCCCGCAACGTCATGAAGGGCTTGCCGTCGATCGGCGAGTACCTGCTGGCGATGCGCGAAGGCGGACATCGCTGGCATCAGATCAACGACAACATCCGTGCAGCCACCGGTGACGTCGTCGTCTCCGACGCTGCCGGTCTCATCCCGACGCCGGTCGTCACCCCCTACTACGACGACATCAACGCCCTCCGGCCGATCGTCTCGTCGCTCGGTGTGCGTTCCATGCCGGACGCCGGCAGCACGTTCCTCCGGCCGAAGGTGTCGAACCACGCCGGTGTCGCCGTCCAGTCCACCGAACTGTCGAACGTCGAAACGCAAGACTTCGACCTGTCGAACGTCACCTTCACGAAGAAGACTTACGCCGGGACACTTTTGCTGTCCGAGCAGGTCATCGACTTCTCGACGCCGTCGATGCTCGATGCGGCCGTCACCGACCTCGTCGGCCAGTACGCGCTCGCCACCGAGGACTACGTCGTCGACCAGCTCGCCGCAGCGATCACGAACACGCAGGAGATCGTGATCACCGACATCACCGACCCGGCCGAGGTCATCGCCGACATCTACACCGCAGCCAGCGGCATCGCATCGGTCGGCAACTACCTGCCGAACGCGTTGATCGTGTCGCCGGCCAAGTGGGCGGCGCTCGGCGGTCTCACCGACTCCACCGGCCGTCCGGTGTTCCCCCAGATCGGCCCTCAGAACGCTGCAGGGACGATGCCAGCCGGTGCGACCGGCTACACCGGCAACCCGCTCGGCTTGAACCTGGTCGTGTCGAACCAGGTCGGTTCGCAGGCCGTCGGCGACAAGACCGCCACCGAGTACCTGTGGCTGGTCAACACTCGAGGGATCGAGTTCTACGAGAACTACAAGGGGATCATCACCGACGCCGACGTGCAGAAGCTCGCGATCCGAGTCACGACCCGTGGCTACATCGCCTGCGAAGTGATCGACGTCAACATGATCCGCATCCTCGGACCGAACGCAGCGTTCGCCTGATCGCAGCATCCCCTGGCTGACGACTGGATCACGGCATGACCAACTTCCGCATCATCAACTCGGAGCGGTTAGACGGTCATGCCGTGATCCAGACACTCGAAGACGTCGACGGCCACGTTCCGGTCGGCGTGTTCGCCAACATCGCAAACCTGGCGACGAACACCGGACTGAACGGCAATCAGCAGCTCGTCGTGTCGGTCGTCCCATACCGTTTGCTGGAAGTCGACGACTACAACAACCTGATCTTCGACTACGAAGACATCCGGTTGAACCAAGTCATCCTCCTGAACGCCGGCGCTGACCTCGAGCTCGCCGCCGAAAGCGCTGGGACGCTCACCTACGAACCGTCGATCACCTGGATCACGACAGCGGACGTGACTGAATGGTTGGGGATTGCGACGGCGACAGCGAACGACACAGCGTTCCTCGCGAAATGTGTCGCCGCTGCGAACGTGTGGTGCTACCGGCGGCGCAGCGAATCGAACTATCACGACGACGTCGACGCCGTCCCGGACGACGCCGTCAAACTCGGCACGATCATGTACGCCGCCACCCTCTACCGGGAGCGAGGCAGCGTCGACTCGTTCGCATCGTTCGACGACATGGCAGCGTCACCCCAGTTCGGTTCGATGACACGAATCAAACAACTCCTCGGTATTGGAAGGCCATCGGTCGGCTGATGGCAGCCACAGGCATCCTCCAAGCGGCCCGGACCGCAGTCGCCGACGCGATCACCGCCAAAGGTTTGACGGTCGTCACCGACCCACGCAACGCCCGACCGCTCACCGTGTTCGTCGACCTGCCATCCTGCGCAGGGTTCAACTCCAACATCCTCGATGTCACGATCCTCGTCCGGATCCTCGCAGCACCACCAGCAAACAGTGACGCAGCGGACTACCTGCTCACCACCGCCGACACGATCCACTCGAGCACCGGCCTCGCCGTGACCAGTGTGGAACCTGGCAGCATCCAGTTCTCAGAGCAGATCATCCCCACCTACGACCTCACCGTCCGCCTCTCAGTCAGGAGAGTTTGATGACCTACGCCACCACCGGGCCGTTCGCCGAGATCGGCGACCTCCACGTCTCCGTCGTCTACGCCGCCGTCACCCCATCCGACAGCGTCGACTTCACCACGCTCGCCAGGGCGATCTACGTCGGCGGCGCCGGCAACGTCGTCGCCGTTCAACACGACAACACCGCCGTCACGTTCAGCAACGTTCCGGCCGGGACGGTGCTGCCGATCGCCTGCCGCCGCATCAACTCCACCTCAACTACCGCTACCGCGATCGTCGCCCTCCACTGACATGCGTCTCGGTCTCGGCGTTTCGATCCCTGGCACCAGCAGCCTCGTGCAGGCGGCGTTCTCGCCGCTCGACCTGTCGCCGGTCCTGTGGCTCGACGCGTCCGACACCTCTACGATCACCGAAGTCGGCGGAGCCGTCTCGCAGTGGGACAACAAAGGCTCGCTCGGCGACTTCACGCAAGGAACGGCAGCTGACCAGCCGACAACCGGTTCAACGACACTGAATGGTCTCAACGTGATTGACTTCGCAAACGATCACGTCGTGTCCACCGACGCAGCATCAGCATGGAATGATCTGCACAATGGCACTACCTGGATCGCTGCGTATGTGGCCTACAACTCAAGCAGCACAAGCGGCAGCTTTAACGGTCTGTTTGGGACAAGCGTGGCCAGTCAAAGTGTCGGAGCGGCGGTCATTTCAGACGACTCTGGTGCGTCGGAAGCTGCTCGAGTGTCGGTTTCTAGGAATGTGTTGAACTCGTATGCCGTGACTAATACTGGCAACACTGCGTCGTTTCCGTTTGATACGTGGATCGTTGGTTCGTTGTTGACTGATCCTGACAATGCAACTGCTGCGGATCGGTCTGTTGTGTTTACTGACGGCGGCACGGCACAGAAAAACAACACCCTTGCAGATGCGGTGTCAGTAAGTAACGCAACGAACACGCTTCGTGTCGGCGCTACAGGATCGACAACAGTTCCAGGCATTGAGTTCACCGGCAGCATCGCCGAGCTGATAATCGTGACCGGTGCGAACGCCACCGAATCAAACCGGCAAGCGTTGCGTGACTACCTGAACAACAAGTGGGCGGTCTACTGATGAACTGGTACAGCTGGACCAGCCAGACCGCTTTCGACGCTTGGCACGCCACCGTGATCGCCGGACTTGGTTTGCCGTGGATCGGCGTCAACCAGAACACCGGCGAACTCGAACCGTTGAAGCAGCAGACGACCGCCTACACGAGCGTCACCGAAGTGTCGACCGTCGATTGGCGTGCCCCGGTCGGCGACGACATCGCCAGCATCTATGCGGCCGGTCTCGGCCAGCCGTCCACCCCACCGCCCACCCCCGAACCGTAGGAGCAACAGTGGCTACCACCACCACCCTCAGCAACCCCACCATCCTGATCAACGCCGTCGATTACACCGACAACTGCTCAGCTGTCACGTTCACGACACGTTTCGAATCGCTCGAAGCGACCGCGTTCGGCGACACCGCCCGCAAGTACACGAAAGGCCTCGGCAACCACGAGGTCACCGTCACCTTGATGCTCGCCTACGACACCGCCGAGATCGAAGCGCTCCTCGCCGCCCTCGTCGGCACCACCACCACCGTCGTCGTCTACGCCACGAACTCGCAGACGCCCGGCGTCACGAACCCCGAGTTCGAACTGGTCGGCACCTACCTCGAGTCCTACACGCCGGTCAACGCGTCGATCGGCGAACTCCAGACCGTCGACCTCACCTTCACCGGCGGCGTCCTCACCCGGTCGACGACCTGAGCCAAACATGAAACTGCGACTCGAACTCGACCTCGGCGACGGACCCATCGAACTCGTCGCCGGAACACACGCCCTAGTCCTGTGGGAACGCCGACACCAGGGCCGTGTGTTCGACATCGCCGACGGCCTCGGCCTCGAAGACCTGTGCTTCCTCGCCTACCACGCCTGCCTCGCAGCAAAAGTGGTCGTCCCGGCCGAGTTCGACACGTTCATCAAACGTGTCGAACACGTCCGACCACTCGGCTGGGTGATGCCAACCCCTACCCGAGCGGCTCCATCCGACGACGGTACGCCGAACTCCTCGTCGTAACCGGATGGTGGCCGCCACACATCGAGTTCGACGACGATGACTGGGCGACCGTCGCCGACATCGTGAAAGGCCGACAAGATGGCAGCAACGACCAAACTCGAAGTCGAAGGCGTCGCTAAAGCCCTCAAAATCTTGAACTCGGTTGATCGCACCCTCGCCAAAGAACTCAAAGCGCAGCTGCGAGCATCGGTCAAACCGGTCGTTTCCGAAGCGCGACGCAACGTGCCGAACAACGCCCTGTCGAACTGGGGATCGTGGCGCACCCCGAACGGTCGTGACTTGTCGTTCCAGCCGACCGAGATCCGCAAAGGGATCCGATACGTCCAACGTGTCAGCGGCGAACGTCGAAACTCAAGGACGTCCCGCACCATCCCACTGCTGCAACTCCGCAACCAGTCAGCAGTCGGCACAATCTTCGAGCTCGCCGGAGCGACCAGTTCCACGACGTTCACCAGGAACATCGAACGCCGGCACGGCCCACCGAAACGCGTACTGTACAAAGCGTGGGATCGGAACAGCGACAAGGTGCAACGTGACGTGGAAGTCACCGTCCGCCGCATCGAGCAGGAAGTGACACGGACACTGCAATGACCATCCGCATCCCGATCGTCTCCGAGTACAACAACAAAGGCGTCAAAGACGCCCAAGCTGGCGTCTCGTCGCTCGAACTGGACATAAAAGATCTCGGCAAATCCGTCCTCGCAGGGTTCGCCGTCGACCAGGTCTTCGCGTTCGGCAAGGCCGCCGTCAACGCAGCCTCCGACCTCGCCGAATCAGCGAACGCTGTCTCGGTCACGTTCGGCGACGCCACTGACTCGATCACCACGCTCGCCGAAGACGCCGTCGACGCGTACGGCATGTCGACAACCGAGTTCAACACGTTCGCAGTCCAGTTCTCAGGGTTCGCCAAGCAGATCGCCGGTGACGGCGGCGACGTCTCCGAAGTCATCGACGACATGGGCACACGGATCGCCGACTTCGCATCCGTCCACAACCTGAGCCTGCAAGACGCCGGCGCAAAGTTCCAGTCGGCGATGGCCGGCTCATCCGAAGTCGTCCGCGAGTACGGCATCGACCTGAGCGCTGCCGCCGTCGAGCAGTACGCCCTAGAGCGCGGCTTGGCGTCCTCAAAGGCCGAGATGGATGAAACCATCAAAGTCCAAGCCCGCTACGAACTACTGCTCGAATCGACGAACGACCTGGCCGGTGACTTCGCCGAGACAAGCGACAGCCTGGCGAACTCGCAGCGCATCCTCCAAGCCCGTCTAAGCGATCTGCAAGCCGAACTCGGCACCCAACTACTCCCAGTCGTCGAAGAAACCACAGCGAACGTCCTGTTCCTCGTCGAATCAATCGACACACTGTCCGAGTCCGCCGGCGCCGCAGACGCACCGATGAAGGCGTACAAGGAAGGCATCAAACTGCTGACCGGTCCGCTCGGCGCCGCCAACGACATGATCAGCTTCCTTCGCGAGCAGCTCGAAGACACCCAAGGCTACGAATCAAGCCGCGAAGCCGGCCGTGAGCTGAAACTAGTCATCGAAGACAACAGCGAAGCGATGCGCGACGCCGCATGGGCATCTCGAGACCTGAACGACGAAACCATCGAACTCAGGAACGAGTTCCAAGCGTTGATTGGCATCATCGACGACCGGCAGCAATGGAGAGATCTCTACAAAGAACTTGAACGCACCACCGAAATCATCGGCGAGTTCGGCGAAGGCAGTTTCGAAGCTGAAGAACAGGTCGACGACCTCCGTCTCCAAGTCCTTGAGTACAAAGACGCGCTGGATCTGCCCGAAGCAGTCGTGTCGAAAATCTTGGCCGAAATCGACGAAGGTGACTGGGAAACCGTCAGAAACCTGATTCTCGGCCTGGAGGAAGGCGTCACGTTGCCTGTCTACTTGGAGATGGTCGGCGGAACAGGTTTACGCGAGTCAGGTCTTGGAGGACTGCGTGGTGTCACACCGATGCAACCAGCAACCTCACCGACCGTCAACGTCGTCGCCGCTGGCCTCGACGCGTACTCGATTGCCAGAGCGTTGGAACGTGAATCGATGTCGGGGCCGCTACCGATCAACACGACGACAGCAGTGACACCATGAGCCTCGCTGTCGAATGGAAAGTCGAGATCGGCGACATCGCCACACCGACCGACTTCACTCATCGAGTCACCGGTGTCGGCATCCGCCAACAACTCCGCTGGATGCGACCCACCCCGACCTCGGCGACGATCACACTCAACAACTTCGACGGTGCGCTCACCCCAGCGGCTGGCGGCGGCGCTGGAAC